ACGTGGCGAACGCAGAGGTGACCACGGGCCATCGGGCTCGTGCGGTCACGCTGCCGGATCTGCACGTCCGCAAGATGGATCAGGCGAACTGCATGGCCATCTTCGGGTGGGACATGCGGGGCGGCCGTTCGCAGTATCGAAACAGCATGATCGACGTTCTCGATCCCGAGAACCTCATCGGCCACGACATCTTCGACAACGAGGCGCGGAACCACCACCACGTCCACGACAACGCCTACAGCTACGAGATGGCCATCCGAGGCCGTGACAGCGTGGAGGAGGAGGTCGACCAGTGCGGTCGATTCCTGCTGACGGCGGTCGGCCTGAGCGACCTGATGCCGATGGTCACGGTTGGCGATCGGACCTTCGTCGTTGCGGAAGGCAACCACGACATCGCGCTGGAGAAGTACGCCCGAGAAGGCCGGTACCGAAACGACGGCAAGAACGTCCGCTTCGGCATGCAGCTCGAAGACGCATACCTGGACTATGTCGAGCGGCGCTCCATCGCCATCGACAATGACCAGCCGGTGCCGCGGTTCTCGACGCTAGAGCACGCCATCCGCCTGAAGTATCCGCAGCTCGGCGAGCGGGTGGTCTGGTGCCATGACGGTTACAGCCATCTGATCGACGGCATCGAGGTCGGCAACCACGGCTTCCGCGGCGCGAACGGCGCCAAGGGAACGGTGGCGGGCTTCGCGCGGGCAGGGCGCAAGATGTCGATCGGCGACAAGCACAGCCCCGAGATCATGGAGGGCGTGTACGTGGCCGGCGTCATCAACCTGCGCCACGGCTACAACAAGGGCCTGTCGGGTTGGGCGGTCACCGTGATCATCCAGTATCCGGACGGCAAGCGCTCGCTGCTGACCTTGCAGAAGGGCAAGTGGCGGCCGGGACGTCGGGTCGTGCGCGTGCCGGCGCCGTCTCTCGCTGCCTGAACGTTTGCATGAATGCAAAGGAGAACGTCATGCTGGTCTATCTCGCCGGCCCGATCTCGGGCCTGAACTTCGCTGGCGCCACCGATTGGCGGCTGGACGCGAAAGCAGAACTCGCCGCGTGGGGCATCAAGGCGCTCTCGCCGCTCCGCAATCAGGAGCACCTGAAGAAGGTGGGCGTCTTCACCAACGCAGCGGCGGAGACCGCACGGCTCGAGTCTCCGATGTCGATGCCCAAGGGCCTGACGATCCGTGACCGCTGGGACGCGATGCGCTGCGACGTGCTGCTGGTGAACCTGCTCGGCGCCACCAAGGTGTCAATCGGCACCGTGATGGAGATCGCTTGGGCTGACGCCAAGCAGATCCCGATCGTCACGGCGATCGAGGCGGACGGCAGCAATCCGCACGAGCACGCGATGCTCGACCACTGCATCGGCTTCCGCGTCCAGACGCTCTGGGACGCCTACGACGTGACCCGGCAGCTGCTTGCCTGCTGATTTGCTTGAATTGTAACGAGGAGAAAAGACAAATGACGGTAGTTGGACTCTCAGGCTTCGCTCAGTCGGGCAAGACCACGGCGGCGCTGTACCTGGAGAAGAAGTACGGCATCCGCCGCAAGCACATCGCCGAGCCGCTGCGGGCGATGCTCGCCGTGCTGCTGCAGGCGAACGGCATGTCGTCGGATGAGATCACCCGCTACCTGGAGGGCGATCTGAAGGAGCAGGTCATCCCGTGCCTGGGCGTCACCTCGCGCTACGCGCAGATCACGATCGGCACCGAGTGGGGCCGCGAGATGATCAACCAGAACCTCTGGGCCAACACCTGGGCTGCCGGCGTCGCGAACGGCGAGTCCGTGATGAACGACTCCGTCCGCTTCCCGAATGAAGCGGCGGCGATCCGCAGCCTCGGCGGCTTCGTGATCATGATCAAGCGCCCTGGGACCAGGCCGGCGAAGTTCAAGAACAAGCTGGGCGAGTTCCTGTACGACAAGTTCGGCATCATGTGGGGCGTGCATCCCAGCGAGCGCATCGACCTGATCAAGCCGGACTTCATCATCCACAACGATGCGGACGTGGAGACGATGTACGCGGACCTCGACAAGGCGATGGCGGAGCACTTCAGCAAGACTCAGCTGATCAGCTTCAAGCACTCGCGCCAGGCCATCGCCGCGGCGCACGGGCTCGCGCTCGCCACCGGGCTCAGCCGCTAATGGCTGGGCTCCGGCTCAAATGGAAGCATGACGACAGGCCGCAGCGGCATGGATGGGCCCCAGGCGAGTACGTGCATAGCCGTTGCATCGGCCTCCTGTGCCGGGAGCTGGAGGATTCCAGCTTCATCGGCGACAAGCGGGCGATCATCTGCGCTGACTGCGCGTACGCGATGCCCGATCTGGCTCCGACAAATCGGCGGAACGTCATGGACGTCGTCCAGGCCTTCCTCAACCAGGTCAAGGAGCGTCACGACACCTTCGAGGTCGAGTGCAAGGCCGGGGTGGATGGCAGCCTGTGGGTGAGGCTGCGATGAACGAAAAAAGGCCCCTCGCGGGGCCTTTGTCGTTTTCGTTAGGCGTAGATCGCGCCGGAGCTGAACTGGCAGCCGGGAAGCTTGAACGGCACGTTGTCGCGGACGAGACGGAAGCCCATCGATTCTGCGACCCGGCGGATCAGGCGCCCGATGACACGCATCTGGCCATGAGTCAGGTGGCCGAAGTCGTCTTGGAGCATCCGGTGCATCTGGCCGACAGCAGGGATGCGGCTCGCCGCGGAGTGGGTGATCATGTCGGTGTAGGCAGGCTGTTGGAAATGGGATAGGGAAATACGCTTCTTCATATGGAATCCCAGTAAGCAGGGTGAACGGGAGCGCCGATTGCGCCCCCTGAGATTGACCCAGATAAGCCTTTTGAGAACCGGTCGCACATACTGCGACAATCTGACACACACGGCCATGGATAAGCTCGATCGCATCAACCGCCAGCTCTATCTGATAACCTGGATGACGGCGGCCAACATCGCGCTGCTCGCCGCCGTCCTGATCATGATCTAGGTACGTTTCACCATCTCGTCGGGGTCCAACCCGTAACGCGCGACCAGCTCGTGCGCCCGGGTTGATCCGAGGGCGAAGGTCTCCATCACGGCCACCCACCTCGGATGCTTCACGCCCTTGGGTGCGGAGTGCTTGCGAGCCCCATGCACCGCGCGCCGAAGCAGGTCGTCATCTGTCGGCATCGTCATGGGAAGCGGCTCCCAGGCTGCCAGCCGTCCGGCTTCTCGTCGATGAACCGCATCTCGAAGTCCGGATAGTGCTGCTTGATCAGGTTGGTCACGTCGAGGTCGTCCTGCGCATCGATCACGGCGCACAAGGATTGCTCGTCACGTTCCTCGTCGCGCGGCCGGTAGCCGCTGACCCAGAACTTGAACGGGGGCTTCGTGCAGCCCTCGTCCGTATAGTTGCCGCTCCACCAGCTCGCCCAGTGCCTCGGCATCAGTAGTCCCCATTGTCGATGACGTGGCACTCGGCCTCGTCGAGAGGGAATGAACGGATGACACGGATGTCGGTCGCCGGCAGCTGCCGCTCGACCATCTTGAACTTGGTCATCGCCAGGGCGCGATCCTCGCTCTCGGCGACGACGATCGACGTGCCGCCCAGCCAGATTCCATAGTGGCTTACCTCGTACACATTGAGCTGTGGCTTCGGCTCGCGGTTCACGCTGTAGCCGTGCATCTGGAGGATCTTGATCACGTCAGTGAGGGGATAGCCGTAGACGGTCTTTCTATGCTCGGTCATGGGTCTCACAGTTTCACGATGTCGCCGTTGCAGACGATGGTGAGCCACTCGTAGGGCTCGGCGAAATAAGGATGGTCGTAGTAGAGCTTGCCGCAGTGCTTGCAGATCACGTCGCCGCCCGCGCGGTACATGTCGCACCGCTCGATGCGGTCGAGCTGCTCGGCGGTGGGGACAGGGCGCGGACGGAATGGCATTCAATCCTCCAGGTTCTTGACCAGCTCCCGCACGTCGACGGGCGGCTTCTTCGTGCGAACAGGGCCATCGCCGCGGTCGCCGGCAGCACGCCGCCGCTCGACTTCGTCCATCGCCTTGTTGATCTCGGCGCACAGCTCCTCCTTGGTGGAGGGCTTGTCGCCGGGGGTGATCTTGAAGTTGCGCACCTTGCGGGTCGGATCGTTGAAGAGCCGATCCATCAGTCGCTGTTGCTCCGGCCCCATCAGCGGAACTCCACTGACGGGTGCTTGTGGCCTTCGGTGCAGATGGTGTCGCCGTTCGGGCGCTTCTCCATCATGTTGCCAGGCTCG